GTTTCAAGCAGTACCCAAAAATAATTTTTAAATCGGAGAATAAAATGAGCATAGACAATGAAGCGTTTGGTGACGAAGATTTGATTGACGTTAGCGATGTCAAATTCACAGGTGAGCAGTATGCCGACCAACTCACAGATGCGGTTGACAGGTTCAATGAAGAGTTGGGTGATCTGGCAAACAGCGTAAACGAGATTGGTTCACACGAATGGAATCTCGAGGCGGCAGAACTTTACAAAAACCTCAAGGTCTACGCTGAAGAGCAGGCACAAGAGTATGCAGAGGACAGCCACGTTGTAGTGACTAGATCGCTGTCTACTTTCCCATCAATCAGAAGGAAATTATCATGAAGCAAATGGCAAAGAAAATTACACACGAATCTCAGCGCGTTAAACTCAAGCCAATAGTCGAACGTGACTATCGAGTTTGGGTGGATGCAGTTCTTTTAATAATTGGTCTAGTAGTAGTAGGCACAGGATGGTGGATATAATGAATCAGATACAGGCAAAAAATAAAGAAGTGCTAGTTAAGAAGGTTTTTGATCAAGAGAGCATAAAAGAACAGCTATCAAGCTTGCTTCAAGGAAACCCTCGGAAGATGGAAGCATTCAAGACTCGCATTCTTCAGATGAGTACGACATTCGGTTTATCGAACTGCACTCCAGAATCAATCATCAACTGTGGTTTGAAGGCACTCACCTTAGACCTGCCTTTAGAGTCTGGTCAAGGATACATTGTGAACTATGGCGGCACTGCTCAGTTTGATTGTGGCTACAAAGGATGGCAGGTGCTTGCCAAACGTGCTGGTTTTTCAGTGCAGGCAGACGTTGTGTATGAGTGTGACCAATTCCACCAGGATGGGTTTGGCTTTGATCGTAAGATGTCCTTTGTTCCAGATTGGAGCAACCGAAAAGGCTCGGACGATAAGTGGGCGAAAGACAATTTGACTGGAGTCATCGTCAGCATTCGTGAGGATGCGACAAAGCAAGACACCATGGCATTCGTGCCTGCGGACATGATTTTAAAGATTGTTGGTTCATCGCCAAGTGCTGGCAAAAAAGACAAGAACGGAAGGATGCACTCCCCTCACGACAATTGGGCAGAGCAGATGTTTGCGGCTAAGGCTATCAAGCAGGTCTTGAGTAAGTTTGCCATCGACATCGCTGAGTCTAGCCAGCTTGCTGAAGCTGTGGAGATAATGAATCACACAGAATCTCAGGCTCAAGCACCAGCAGGGCCAGAGCCGTACACTGACGAGCGTCTTGATACAAACTATCATGCCTGGGTCGCGGCTGTTGAGTCAGGAAAGAGAACTGCGATGTCTATCATCACACAACTATCGAACACATACTCACTGACAGAAGATCAGATGTCTAAGGTGTACCAGCTGATTAACCATGAGCCAATTGTGGGCGAAGTGGTTGACGCTGAACAACAAGGCGAAGTCGAGCATAGCTTTATTTCAAGAATGCAGAAAGCTACAACCCGCGATGAACTTGATTTGTTGTTAGCTGATTCTGACGACCCTGAGTTAAGCGATGAAGAACGAGAGCAGATCAAAGCTGTTCATGGCCAACGTGTAAACGAGTTAATGGAGTAAATCATGCTATCTGAACAATTACTAATAGACCGCGCAGGCAACTTCACAGCATCAGAGAATCATCGATTGATGGCAGGGTGGGATGCGCCAGAACCAGGCAGAGCCTTTGATAACTTCAAGCCAATGTTTGACTTCATCAAGCCGAAGTTTGATCAAGGCACGACCAAGTTTTTGGTGGGGGACTTTGATGGTGTTTTTGATTTTAAAGTAAGCGGCAAACTTATTGCTGACACCTTGGCTGTGATAAAATACGACATCCCACCAACAGGTCTTGTGACGTATGCACAAGAGAAGGCAATGGAGACATTATTTGATCCAGACCCATCGCTGTTCTTTAAGACTCAGCACACGATCAATGGCGAAGAGCGAGAGCTAGAGTGCATGCAGTTATTGGCGAAGGCGACAGGCTTGAACTTCTCAAGCATCGGAGAGCAACAGGTACACATCCACTCAAACGAGATTGGCTGTACTCCAGATGGGGTTGTATTGGACGATCTTGACTTGGTGGACACAGGTGCAGAGGTTAAGTGTAAAAGCCCCCTGGTGCATGCTAGAAACTTGTTAATCAACACAAACCAAGACTTGCTTGAGGAATGCTTTGATCACTACGTCCAAATTCAGACAGCCATGCTCGTTACTGGAGCGGATCACTGGCACTTTGCAAACTTCAATCCGTTCGCAAAAACAACACCGTTGATGTTCAAGAACATTGTCATCGAGCGAGATAATGACTTCATCAAAATTCTAAACAACCGAATCGAGAAAGCCAAAAAAATTAAGGCTGGGTTTCTCTACAAGGTTATCAACGCAACAACACCAACAGGAGCGGCATAATGGGCTACAAGTTAGAGAAACGAGAAAAAGAGTTACCACCAGAAGATTACAAGAGCAGTTTGGCTGTGGCTGAAGAACTAATGGCTCAAGGCAGAGCGGCAGACGAGTGGGTTGATGGTTCTGGTGATCTTTCTATAGAAGGCTCAGAAGTAATAGAGGTTTTGGTCAAAGACCTGATCGCGGCAAACGAAAAAATTCACGCATTAACTGGAGAGTAAAATGTCAAACGGAATAAATAAAGTCATACTTGTGGGTCGGTTGGGAAACGACCCCGAGGTTAGATACACACAGTCTGGTAGCGCGATAGCATCGATAAGCGTTGCTACTTCCGAGGCATGGAAGGATAAGCAAACTGGTGAGAAACAAGAGCGTACAGAATGGAACAGGGTTGTAATGTTCAATCGGCTTGGAAATGCAGATGTTGGGTGAGAGAGGCAATTCTTCTGGACAACCCCAGGCAGGCAGAGAGCATGGTGGCTACAACCAGCAGAACCCAACAACAGAAACAGCACAGACCAGTGAGGCATCAGGCCCATCTTTAGATGGATTTGATTCCGATATACCTTTTTATTGATACATAACTCTAGCATAAAGAAACAAAACACGAACATAAACGAACAGGAGAGAGATTGTGATGGAAATATTAGGATTTATTGTTGTTTTTCTGACAGGCTTATATTTTCTGCTGGTGTTTTTCTACTTATTTTATACCTCTGAACTTTTGGGTGGTGGGTCTTTAGCAATCTTAGTTCCACTAGGTATAGCCTTATACCTGTTTTACATTGCTTATCACTTTAGCCCCTTCGCCATTGTTGTGAAGTAACCACACTAACCATTTTGCATGAATTTTGAACGGAGTGAGTATGAGTAACGAACAAAAGATAGCACTAATCAAGGTGAAGCAATGAGCGAAATAAAACTAATAACTATTACCATTGAAGGTGAAACGGCTACAGGAAAAACGGCTGTCTTAGCCTCTATAAGAGACATGTTAACCGAGAAAGGGTATTGCGTCACCTCACCAGATAAAGGGCAGGTACTAAATCCTTCGGACAACCTTGAGCAGAGTGAGGCATGGGAAAAGCCAAAAATGCATAAAACTGTTTTTGCACTCACTGAAAGAAACTTACGAGGGAGAATTAAAAAATGAGCGACAAAGACGAATCAATGGCTGAGCTATCAAAGCTAGGCCAAGAGATAGACGCGGTAGTGGGCGACCATAATCCGATGATTAAGCCTGAATATGTAGGCAGAGATTACCCATTGCTAGACAAGGTGATATGGATTATAAAAGAGAAGGCTTTTAAAGCTGATAGTCTAGCTTTTGAGTATCAGGGAACGCATGTCGAGAAGATTTATCAGCAATGGCACGCTGATCTTAATGATGCAATTAAACAAATCAAAGCAATCAAAGCTAAGTATGAGGTGAGCGAGTGATTATATTTAACAACACAGACTTAAACAGAAGCAGGGCTGAGATTTTAATCACAGTCTACCTGATTCGAAGCAATCTCAAAGAAAACATTGTGAGTATTAACGGCACTCACTACGAGTTGCTTCGTATAGATAATCGAGCTTACCAAATTAGGGAGAGAGCGAGTGAGTAGGCATGATGAGATGAGGGAGCAGGTGATTGCTTTTCACAAGGCGAACCCAAAGGTGATGGAACTTTTTTCCAAATTCACTTTTGAGTTGATTGACAGGGGGTTCAAGAACTACTCAGCACAGCATGGGGTGTTCGCTCGGATTCGATGGGAAACAGATCAGGCTGACACCAACGGTGGCTCTACTTTCAAAGTCAATAACAACTACAGCGCATTCTACGCTAGAGCATGGATGAAAATGAATCCAGAGCATGATGGTTTTTTCAGGACTAGAAAGCAGACTAGTGAGGATGAGCCAGCAACAGGTCTTGATCCTCTAAAGCCTGACCATTTTGACTTAATCTAGGAAAAGATATTTTCTGTCACCAGTAGTTATCTCAATGCAGTCGCTTGGAATGCTTATTGATTGATCTTTGGTGACTCGGGCCACAAAGCTATCAAACTGAGAGGCGACATCGCAACCCCATTCTTCAACTTGCTTGCGGTAGTTGTGCATGCTTGCATTGGTTCGCAGGCCGATGTCAGGCTTGACAGGGAAAGGCAACAAACTTGCTTCGCTCGGATAGATCGATGGCTTGTTCTCGATAACTGTCACAAGGTCTTTGCTGGCACAGCTAGTCAATGTCGCTAGGGTAAGCAACGC